TGCACCAGTGTGGTTGAGCCTGTGACCGCATAAGATATTTCTGATGCCAGGTAAGCTGCAAGAGCCTCGATCAATCCACTGTCGTATTCATTAGGATCTGTGACCCTGGCTATGTATTTTATTTTCGCTGTGCCTTCATCTGTCAGCAGCTTTCTGCCCTCGATGACAAACACAGGGGCGCCCGTATTTGATGTCATATTGTCCTGGGGATAGCTAAGAGCGCCATTACTAAATTCTAGTACACGCAAGCAAAACGGATCCACAGGCAACGGATACTGAAACGCATAACCAAAATCTGGTGTGGTTGTTTCCTGGGCAAGTGTTGCCCGTCTAACAAGAGAGTTCCAGGGATGCTCTCTAAAAACAAAATCACGCGCGCTTTCGTATCGTTGGTTAATGATACGCGCCACTTTGGAGTTTTCATCAAATGCAGAAATATTAGATGCGCCCAACATGTTTAGCGCAAAGTTAGCAATATCAACTGTAGATGGCATAATTTAACTCCATAAGAAAAGAAGGGGCGCAAACGCGCCCCAACTTAATTAGTCCACCACATATTTGATGGTTACTTCGATAGTGCCTGTGCCAGAAGCACCGCCCATAGTCGCTGTGACGATAACGCCATCCTCATCAGCATCTAACTCTGTGCCTGAGCCAAGAGCTAGTGTTGCAAGGATATCGACCTTTTGAGCTGATGTTGATGCAGCAGCCGCCTTATACGCAGCAGCAGCAGCGGAAACCGCTGTACCATCTGCATTTTTGTAAGCTGCATGACCAACTGACAATGTTGTTGAAGCACCAAGAGCGTCATGCGCTAATGATCCCTCAAGCAAACGTGCGCCGTCTGGCAGTGTGAACATCTCGATAACATCACCTGACGCTAAAGAAGATGCTTCATAGACACCATGAGCCACACGGACACGACCGCCAAGCTCATTAGCTTTGTTCATAACAACAGGAGTTGCCCTGCTGTTAGTACGCTGTGTTGAATAAACAGTAGCCATAAATCAGTCTCCTTATTCCGAACACGCAATTTCAACTACTTTAGCTTCTTCCATGCGTGTAGCACCCATAGTTTGGCAGTAGTAGATTTGCGTTGCGTATGACTTGTCGGCTCGTTCTTCAATCTTTGCAGTAGGCTCTTTGCCCATTGCAACTTTGATCCCGTCTGATGCAAACGCGATAACCTGACGGTCACCTGATCCATCTGTTGTTAGACGGTTAGACACGATGAAATTAAATCCTACGAAGGTATTTATTTCACCTTGAGCAAGAGCTTTAACAGTATTGAAATCGCTCGAAGTCACAGTTGTGTTGTTCAACAAGTCAGATATTTGCTTTGGTGAAACAACGATGTGTCGCGGTATTGATGGATCAACACTTGCTGCATCTAAGATCTCTTTTGCAGAAACCAATTTAGCAATTGTTAAGCCAGATGACGCCACGGCTATTTTCTGAGCTGATGGTAGCACTGTTGATGTGGAACCATCTTTACCAGTTAACGCTGTTCCCAGCGCCGCTGAAATGATTTCATCATCCATCGCGCGACCCATAGCAGCTGCTGCTGCGCGGCCATATGTTGATGTTGGATCGATAAGTAATCTTACACGATCTTGGTCATCGATCAGATCTGCGTATTGAAAATCTGACATTGTTACCATTCGTCTTGAATGGGGTGTATCGATGAGCGGAGTATCGGCGTGGCGTGATGTTTTCTTAACAGCCGCTGCTGATCCCACTTGATCGAAGAAAGCCTTTTCGCCATTTACAGATTCTACATCTACCGCATTACGCAATAGTGAACCCATTTGCTGTGAAAGCATTTGGACGTTTGCAGAAAACTGATTGACAAAGGCTGTAGTGATTTGAGTAGACATTTGTCTCTCCTTCTACAGTTTAAGTTTTCAGATTGCTGCGCGCGGTTATCTCCATAGAGGCCGTGCTAACTGTTTAGTCAGTCACTCTACTTGTCACACAAGTTTGATGGCGTGGGGCTGTTAGGCTTGTCCACTATCTTCGGGGCTGGCCAGTCTAAATAACTTGGCAACCTCTTCAACAAGTTCATAGTGTTGGGGATGGAACTTGTCTTGATATGCACCCTCAGCCATTTTCTGTTTTGCCAGAGACATGGCCTCAGCTGGTGTCATAATAAGTTCGGTGGCTTCCCCTGCCAGGGTATCCTCACCTATATCTGATGCGATAGTCGTTAACATTCTAATGATGTCTGGAAGATCCCCTAATCTGCGCCCATCGGCTAATTCAACTTCTAATACTTCTGGATCCATGTACCGTTGTGCAACGGCATAACCCATATTTACTTTTTGCTCTAATGCCTCGCCAAACTCTCTTTGTAAGTCACGTTCAGTTTGCTCATTGATTTGAGCCGCATTTTCATAAAAGCTTTCGTCTGTAGCCGTAAATGTATTTTCTAAATACTCTGCCATCTTTTGCGCTTGCTTGCCGTTTAGACCAGCCCCGTGCGCTGCTATTTTAAAATTATTCCAGGCTTCTTCGTTTGAGTCTTCCAGATTAATTTTTATGTCGTAATCATCTGCAGTTTCTGGACGGCCTGTTTCTGCATAGAATTGATTATATTGATCGTCTGTCCAGCTGCTTTGCGGTTTTACAATTTTGTCTGCCCCAACATGAGATCTTACATGAACATACGATTTTGCCAGGGCGTTTGCGTCTGAAAAATTTTGCAGACTTGGATTGCTTCGCAAACTTTCGTCTAACGTATCGACAAATCTTACTGGTGCTTCTGTTGCGACTTCTTGAGATCCTGTGTCTTGGATTGCCTCTTCGCTCATTGTTGTGGTTCCTTCTTGTCGGACAACATCCTGACGATCAGCAACACTGTTGCGCGCTGTCCTTCGTTAAATGCAGATTCATAGGGATCGCCAGAAAAAGTGGTTGTCTCAAAGCCAAATCTGGTTTTGAGGTCATCTAAAACTTGCTCACCGTCCTCTGTATTAAACGTGCGGCGGTACGCTAATTTAAGGTCTTCTAATTTCTTCATGTTATTGCGCTACGGCTTTGACCATCGGCGCAAGTTTATTCGTTACTTCTGCGTCCATCATGGCGTCTTGTTGTTGCGCCTGGAGTTCAGCCGCTTGCGCTTGCTGTTCGCGGATCTCCGCAACCTCATCTTGGCTACGAATAACGCGCGCTGGGATGCCAGTGACATCAACCAGGTACTGCACAAGCTTGTCTGTATCTAAATAATCCATGACAGGCGCTATCTCTGCGACTTGCATCATGACCTCAAAGCCACGCAACATTGATTGCAGATCCGTTAGTTTCTGCGCTTTGGCCATTGGACTTACATACTCGATCTCAATGTCCTGACCTTGCAGCTCTTCGGGTGCTTGCGGCAACATTCCAGCCCCTAGCAACAAACTAAAGCTCCGCTCGATGAGTGGCTGTAGCAGCTCCGATTGCAATCTGCCTAACACGGGCGCGAGGATCCGCATCTTTTCTTCGTTACGTTGCAACACCTCTGTGGCCGTCATAGTGGCTCCTGGTGACATCATCAGCTGGTCAACATAGAACGCTTTATTAATGGCGTTGCGTCTTTCGTTTTCCATTGCCAACCCTAGAGGGTTATTTGCACCTATCTGGAGCGGTTCCAGGCGATCTCTTGTTCCAGATCTATAGAAATTTATTGCCCCTGGTGTTGTTCGAACAGGTAACACAAAGCCGTCATCGGGCGCCATCATGGGTGGATCGATTTGCTTTTGTGCTGCCCTAATTGTTACCTCAGACATTTTGTTGAGCATCTTAACGTCAGGCAGTGCGTTCATCGATGGGGATCGTCCGTAGGTACTTACGCTATCTTTGACAAATCGCGGAACCATAAACGGAAAACTATCAAAGCCGCCCTCGCCTAACTCTTGTAGGGTGTCGGCATGATAATACAGCGATGCAACGGCTTTCTGCCGCCCAATACCGCCCTTACTTTCCCCTCTAGGATAAATAGCATGAACAATGTTGTGTTTTTTGTACGGGTCTTTTTCAAAATCTTTTTTCGCAATATCGGGTAGTGTATCCTCACCGAAGCGTTGTGCCATCGCCCTGGCGGTCATTTCAAATTTTCTATAGACCGTATCGACCTCGCCCTGGGCATTTTCACTTATGCAGATCTCCGCAATGTGCCTGGCGTTAAATCGTAGCCCCTGCTCATCCATATCGACAAACAATGCCGCTGTGCCAAAGACCACCAGGTCATAAAACAACTCATGGATCTCTTGTTGAAAGTTAGATCTGTTGAATGCCTGGTACATTTGATCCAAACTGAGCTCTAACCATTCATTGGCCGCATCATCTTTTTGCAGCGCTGGATCTCGATACCGCATTGAAAACCACGGGCTAACGGGGCTTGTCAGCATTCCGTGCAGTGAAGACGATAATAATTCTACCGCATGTATAGCCGTGCCATCATAAATTAACTCAGTGCGCTTATCGCCCTGGGTACGCTTTTTTGTAATGTCAGCTTTT